CCACCATTCTTTTTTTTATTCAAAATTTTTTTAAATAGTTTTCCAAGATCAGAGACTGCGCCTCCACTATCTTTATTCCTAGCTTTATAATTATCAACTAAGTTATCAACTTTAGCTCTTTGCTCATCAGTAAGATCGCCATAACTACCTTCATAGCCTAATTCCTCTATAGCATCTTGTCTGTAACTACCAGCCATTAAAATACTCCTTTAAATTTAGTACCACGAATTGCTGCGCCTTGACCCCGAACTTTTGTTCCCTTATTAGCCATACCACCGTTAGCTTTTTTCATTAATCCGCCAGCTTTAGCTTTTTTTACTTTTGTATCCTTTTTTTTCTTTGAGGCGTAGTTATCCATATACTCTTCATAAATTTCTTTTATGTCAATAAGATCTAAATCCTCTAATGGTGTATCTCCGTCTGGATCTTTACCAAATTCAAGATCTATCTTACGGATAGCATCTTCCATATCTTTTCTTGATGCCATTAAAATACTCCCTTGAAACCTTTTCCTGTGACGGCTGCTCCTGTACCTCTTGATACCATACCACCGTTAGCTTTTTTCTTTGGCTTCATATCTTTAGCCATCTTCATTTCCTTCTCTGTAGCTGGTCGTAGTCCAATCTCTAAAACCATACCACCAGATTTTTTCTTCACAACGCCACCTTTTTTCATGTAGCCCATTTTGTTTCTGACTCCTGTTGGGAGTTTTGCTAGACCCGGGTTATTTGCCTTGTCTACTGGTTTTAAATTTTTTTTCATTAGTGTATTGTCCTATTTAATTGAGGTACAACCTCGTATTTGTAATTTGCCAATAATCTTAGCAAATCTTGTGTGTCTTTTAAACCTAATTCTTTGTTCATGGCCCACTGCCCTGCGGCTAAAAAAGAACTAGCTATCGCTAAAGGATCTACTCCTTGTGATACATATAGAGCATGTAAGGCTTTAAATTCATTTGTTAAAGATTCAACAGTTTGATGATCAATTTCTTCCCAAGGATTACTTTTTACTTTTCTTTTTTTTGTCATCTTTTTTACCTGCCTTATCTAAAGCAATAGCAATTGCTTGTTTCTGAGGTTTACCTTCTTTCCTCATCTTAGATATATTAGCACTTATTGTACGATTACTACTACCTTTTTTTAGAGGCATTTATTCTTTCTCTTTGTACGGCAGTTCTTTGGTTTTGAATATTTTGTTGTTGAGATAATCTTGCAGAGTCAATATTCTTTTTATAACTTAATTTTTCTTCTTCTAGGTTATGTCTAGCTAAATCATCTGCGGCATCAACATTTATTTTTTGTTGTTCTAATTGTAGTTCTTGCATCTTAATATCAACCAAAGGATCTTGTGTTTGACCAAACGGAATAGCTTGTTGTTCTTCTGCAACCATATCATCCATCATAGCGGCAATTTTAACAGCTACTTGTTTTTCAATTTGTGATTGGAACTGTGCTTGTAATTCTTCTGGAATCTGTCCGCCAAACTTAGCAGCTTGTGCTTGTAAGACTTGTTGATTTTCCATCATGACTTCGTTTCTTGCAATAGCAGAAGTATGTTCAACAACATGTGCTTGAAGTATAGTTGCTACTTGAGGATTGTTCCTTACCAAATACGAACTCATGAAAGCTCTATGTGCTTCTATGTGAGCAGGATGATCTTGATCAGGGAAAACTGTAAGTTGCCCCATCATCAATGATTGTGAATTTTCTACACCTGGATCCATTGGCATAGGTTGTGGTGGTGGAGGTAAAATGTTTTCCACTTGTTGCACTCCTAGTGCCGTATACATTCTTCTGTATGCTTCATACAAATTGTGCATCTCAGGATTAGATTGTGCTAATTGTAATTGTGTTTGTGCCAGCATAATTCGCTGAGACATCGAAAAGATGTTTGGATCTGAAACAGGAACAACATCTACTCTCTCATCAAAATCTGTAGATTTAATTCCTCTATCTCCGCCTTGAACATCATAGGGATATTCGGCAGGGAGAGTTGTTGCAAATAAACTAGCTAATAAATCAAATTCATGTTTTTGTGCATTGTGACATCTTTTGTGGATACCACTCATCACTTTGGAACCTTGTTCTAATAATGCCATAGTGGTTCCAACAGGATTAGCCTGTGAACCGTCTCCCACTTTCATATCGGCAATAGCTGCAAATCTTCTACCTGCATCGACAACATAACCTAGTAACTGAAAGAGAGTCCCATCGGGTCCTTTGTACGGAAGAGGCATTAAAGCATTTCGTAAATCTCCACCGGGGGCATCAACGTCTCTGAATTCGCCCGGCATTAAAGGTTCTTCATCATCTCTGACACGAAGACCTCTTGACTTAAATCCAGCAGGTAAGTTGGATAATGTACCTGCATCTAACAATGCTCGCAGTGCAGCTGTTGCAGTTCTTGTCAAACCGCCGAGCATGTGTACTAAACCAAAACCATAAAATCCGAGACCAGGTAAAAACTTATAATGAACAAAATATTTTTGTCTCATGAACATTGGATCGCTCGGTAAATAGTTTCGATAGATTGATAAAATTTTTCCATTACCTTGTTCCAGTGTTACAACGTAAGGTAGTTTTAGTCCTGTGGGCTCACCATCTTCTCCAGTATTTTCATACCCTTCTAAATTTAAATCGACGTGCATTTCTAATAATTCATATTGACCTGCATAGGCAGATTTTTTCACACCTTCGAGTTCATCATACTTCTCTTGAATATCAGAATAGGTGGAATACAATTCATCATTCTCTTCCATATCAACATCTCTGTAGAACCCAGAAATCATTTGTCTCTTCAAATCGTTCGGAGAAATTTTTATCACATGTGTAATGCGTTCGGCGTCTTCTAATTCGGATGCTCCGTAGTTGACAACTAAATCTTCACTCGGAATAAATTTTGCACACGGTCTTCCCATGTTGCCATCGTAGTAAACTTTTTTAAATGCACTACCTGCTAGGGGTAAGTGAAACAATAACTGATCCATTTCAGGATCGTACTCTTTCATCTTGTACGTAATCTGATAGTTCATAAATTCTTTGACACGCTCTGCTTGTTGTTCTACTTCAGGAGTAGACACTCCTAAAATAGAAGTTTTAACGGGACCGCCCGCAGGGAGAAGCTCTTTATAAGCTCCTGCTTGAAACTGCGTGACGGCCTCGGCGAGTAGTGGATGAGAAACTGATGCAGCACCTCTGAAAGGTTCGCTGACTTCTGTGTATTTAAAACCTAATAGGTCTAATCCTTTGATGTAAGATTGTTCCCAATCTTTTCTCGATGTTTGATCGACCGAGAATTGTGATCTCAGTTCGTTGGAAATTTTTGCGAGAGTTTCTTCTTCGATGGCTTCGGCTAAGTTATCGGCAAATCCGTCTCCAGTGTCCGTGGGCACCGGCCCAAGGCTCACGGGTTCATCGCCCTCTACTTCAACCTCTAAGGGAGTATCTTCTGTTACTGTTTCTTCAACAATTTCTTCTTCCACACCAGTGGGTGCTTCATTTAACGTTTTATCAATTTCAGCCATGATTATTTATACCTTAAGAACCGTAAAAAGCAATTCTACGTTTTGGACGTTCTTCAATCTCCTCATCATACTCGTGTTGGATGGCACCGAACTGTCGGTACCGCATCAATGCTTGTGTCATTGAATCCACATAGTCATCATTTCTACCATAAGGGAAAGCTGCGCATTCTTCAATAACTTCTTCTGCCCACTTATATGGTGGATACCAAATCATTCCGCTCTCAAAAAGAGGAGATACGGAGTTGACACGAACGAGTTTGTCGTTTCCCCGGCTAGGTGTAAAATTAATCACAGGTATTCCCATGGCTTGTAGTTCATGCGTGAGGGGAAGACCTGTTGCTTTCGCCTCAATGATGATTTGTTCGGGTTGCCAGTAGTCGTTCTTCTCTAAAGCAATTCTTTTTAAGTCGGGAAAGTCCCATCGTCCCCGATCTGCTTCCATTAAAATAATATTTTGCTTACCTGTCACCTCATTATAGAAAACTCCCCACGTTGTAATCGCAGAATAGTCCGCTGTCGTCTTAGAAGAGAAGGCTGTATCGTAACTTTGAATAACATATTGCAAAGGAGGCTGTGGTTTATTCCATTCTTGCCACCATTCACGCTTAATAATAGAAGTTTTAACGGGACCGCCCGCAGGGAGAAGCTCTTTATAAGCTCCTGCTTGAAACTGCGTGACGGCCTCGGCGAGTA